GAGCATTGACGTACCAGCCAACGGCGCAGGTGTCAATTTTGGGGTATCCGTTTATTGCAGTTCTGGTAGCGGCACGTATGATGTTCAAGAAACGTCACGTCCAAACGCAGTGGCAGTGGCAGTTGATGGAGTGTCGGGCCCTGCTCGTATAACACAGTTTATATCAGCAGGCCAAACTAGATCGCACACTGTAACAGTGTTTGCAAATCCAGCGGGCACAGGATATGCTGGCTCGTTTAGTGCCGGCGGAGTTTCTTTAAGCTGGACTGCAAACTTCCGAGGTACTCCGCGGATTACGGAATATGCTTTTATTCCAGCCACATTCGTTGCAGGTCAATACGTATTATTCTTTGTTGGAGTGGCCGATGCCGATGGCGTTGGCTACGGTATGAACACATACAACGGCAACGCTTACACCAACAGCGAAGGTGGAACCATCGTTGGCAGTTATCAGGCAAAGATATGGGGATTTACCGCAGCTGCCGGAACTAATCTTGGAACATTTTATTTGTCGGGTGTGGGAACAGTTCAGGCTTCGTACACAATTTAATGACTGCTGACTTGTTAAATGAATCACATTTTAATAGCAGAAAATTTTTTACCCAAACTTGTTGTTGATCAGTATACGGAATTTGTTAAACACACTGATCTATGGGAGAAAAATGGAGATGGAATTTGGAACAATAGGTCACTGAATTTGTATTCAATGCCTGCTGAACTTCGTGAATCAGTTTTAGATCATCGTATTTCTGTAAAGAACAAAATACAACAGCACTTTTCCACCCGCAAAGAATTGTATGCTGACATATTTCAGTTTGTTCGCTGGCGCGAAGGAGATTGTTTAGACCCGCCACATGCAGATGCTGAAAGTACAGACGGCACTCCGCATCCTTTTCCCTACAGAAATTTTGCAGCTATAATATATCTCAACTCAGATTTTGAAGGTGGCAGGATATCATTTCCAAATTTTGATAATTTTTGTCCAGAAATCAAACCAGGCATGCTGGTAGCCTTTCCTGGCACCTTGGATTACCTACACGGGGTAAGTAAAGTAACAAGCGGCAATAGATATACCATTGCTGGATTTTTTACTCACAACCCTAACTATGCAGACTCCTACAGAATCTAAAATAAACGACGAACACAACCCAGTTCCTGAAAACACAATTCTAGTAGTCACAGAAGATCCCATTTTTGATCATCTAGTTGATAAATTAATAGAACCACTTGCAGGTAAACCCAAAAGAGATTGGTTTGTTAAACATGCATATTTTTGTTTGCCGTTAACCGTAGGCAATCAGTATGGATTTGCCATAAAAAGTGCGTACAACTTTACAGCAGAATGGAATGGCGGTGTAACTCCGTCGGACTTGACAGTCACAGTTGAACCTGGCGGTCCCGACCAAATAATATCCAGCCATTTTGGCATGGGTGTGATCACTATACAAAATCGTTTTCATTTTAGAACTCCACTTGGCATTAATCTCATAACACTCAACCCTCCCAATATGTTTATTCCACACTTGCAAAATTTAACAGGTGTAGTGGAAACTGATAATTTGCGCAGAGATTTTACATTCAATTTAAAAGTAACTACCCCAGGTGTAAAAATATCAGTAAAAGCAGGCGATATAATTGCAGCCATTTTGCCAGTACCCAGATTTTCCGTTGAGAACTATAAAATTACCCCGGCCAGTGCTGTGATGTCCCAGGATGTTATTAAAAATGAACGATCAGCAGGCACCCAATTTGCTGTTGAACGTTCAACAGTTGACATACATAAACCCAACAACAACGGTCGTAGATATTCAAAAGGTGTGGATATTTACAACAATCCGTTTTATCAACATCAGAAGACAGTGCGACCGCCCACTTGACAAGATAATTAAAGTAGTGTATTATAAACACTAGGAGTTATCTATGGATGAAAGAATTGAAAAAGCATTTTCAGTAGCCAATTACATGAGTACGCTGGCAGGCCAAAAACGTATTATTTTAGAAGAATACAATCAGCAATTGGTTCATTATGTCAATGGTGCTACTTTTAAAGTAGGTCCTGAGCTTGTTAGTTTTGTAAAAACATTGGTTGATTTGGGTCATACTACTGATGTGGTGCTGGTTGATGGAAATAACTTTCCTGTACTGATTGATAATGTAGAAACTTTTCTAGACAGCATTGTTACCTTGTATGTCAAAGCTACCAAACAGTATGCTGACAAATACAACGATATTAGAATCAAACGAAAAATTGCAGATATTGTTGAATTATGAGTCAAGGCATTGTAATTTTTGCGCAGAATAACAGGCAAGTTGATTATATAAAATTAGCTGTGTTTGCCGCCAAACATGCGCAAGACCATTTGGGTCTTCCTGTGAGTTTGATTACAGATAGCAGATCGTGGCTGGAAGAAAGTTATCCACATCATCCTTTTGACCAAGTAATAGATGTGTATTTCAGTGACGTGTCTCAGCATAGGGTATTTTATGATGGTGCAATGGCCAGTAAAAAAGTAGAATGGCGAAATCACTCAAGAAGTAAAATTTACGATCTCACACCATACCATACCACACTGGTAATTGACAGCGATTACATTATCAACAGCAGTCAATTAAAATCGGCATTTTCTAGAGATGCAGATTTACAAATTTATTCTAACAGTATGGATCTTGCAGCTTGGCGTAATACCGCCGAGTTTGATCGTATTAATCCTTACAGCATTAAATTTTACTGGGCAACGGCATTTATATTCCAGAAAAACTCAACCACACAAGCATTCTTTGATTTGGTGGGTTACATAAAATCTAACTGGAAGTATTTTAGAATGTTGTATAATATTGATACAACATTGTTTAGGAATGACTTTGCATTCAGCATTGCAATTCACATGATGGATAAACAAGCACAAGGCATGTTTTCTTTAGAATTACCAGGCACTATGGTATATGTTAAAGATCGAGATTTACTAGTCAGTGCAGATCAAAATAAAATGAAATTTTTGTTAGAGAAAGAAAACTATCCTGGCGAATATACTCTAGCCAAAACCAGTGGATTGGATGTGCATGTTATGAATAAAATAAGTCTTTCTCGCTACATAGACGGAGGTTCTGGTGTCTAAAGGGTTCTTGGTTTTTGCACAAAATACTGCAGATGTCGATTATGTCCAGCAAGCATATGCGCTGGCATTGAGTATTAAGTTATCACAAAAAGAAATTACTGATATCTCATTAGTAACTGACAGTCGTGTGCCTAAAAAATACCTAAGTGTATTCGATAAAATACTCCCTATACCATTTGGCGATCAAAGTGGTAATTCTAAATTTAGAGCTGAAAATCGTTGGAAACTTTATCATGCAAGTCCATATGATGAAACTGTTGTGTTGGATACAGACATGCTGGTGTTAGAAGATATTGCTACTTGGTGGAACTACTGTAGTAATTATGACATTAGATTTTGTAACAGCATAAGAAATTATAAATTACAACACGTGACTGACACTGTTCATAGAAAAACATTCATTGCTAATATGCTTACTAACCCATATTTTGCATTACATTACTTTAAAAAATCTGATAGGTCTTTGGAATTTTTTAAAGTGTTAGAGTTTGTAATCAACAACTGGGAATGGTGCTGGACTAAATTTGCCCCTGAAAACTATCAGGATTGGTTAAGTATGGACTTGGCCACAGCCATTGCCATTGAGATCATGTGCGCTCAAGAAGAGTTTTTAGACGGCAATTGTCCACTAGAATTTGTTCATATGAAAACACCTTTGCAGGGATGGAATGTTGGAAACACAAGTTGGCAAGATTCTATTCTTTATAATTTTGATGGCAATTTAACTGTTGGCAACATACAGCAACAAAAAATATTTCATTATGTGGAAAACGATTTCTTATCTGACAAAATTATCAATCGATTAGAGGAACTGACCGGTGGCAAAACGACGTAAAAAAATTGAACCTGTTGTGGATATTATAATCGTTGAAAGCAAGTATTATGCGTATTATGACGATGTTGACGGCAAATTGATCAGTGTTAGTAATCAAATACTTCCTCAATTTGATCATTCAATTGAAGTTACACTTGACGAGTATAGTAAATTAGTAACAGGTGTACATAAGTTTATTGATTATCACGTGGGTGTTGTTATAGATGCAGAAGGCAACCCTGTCAAAGGACTAGTGTCTAATCGAGTAGCTATTGAAAATACTTTTAAAAATAGATTGCTTGCATGGATTGATTCCGAGACTGATTTAGCAGACATTGAAATACACTGGGATCAATTCAACAAACAGTGGGTATTTGTTGCATCCGATGATTTACGGCAACAATATTATGATAACAAGTTGCCTAATACCAGTGTATCTTTTTTTATAACACTGGGACAAGATCCTAATTTTTTATTAAGAACTATTGATATAGATTTTAAAACAATTACCCTGGACAAAGTTGCTGTTAGATTTGAATCAAAATACGAAGAACGTATAAAAGATGTTGCTGTTACGTCTAACTTGGCAACACTTGACTATTCATTAAAAATATGGAGTACTGTAATTGAGTAAAATAATAAAAGTCATAGAACAAGACATCGTATTTTTAAGTTATGATGAACCAAATGCTGAAAAAAATTATGCAGATTTATTGGCCAAAGTGCCTTGGGCAAAACGTGTACACGGAGTCAAAGGCAGCGATGCTGCCCACAAAGCCTGCGCCGCTAAATGTGAAACTGAATATTTTGTTACGGTGGACGGTGACAATATTATTGATCCAGCATTTTTAGAAGTTGAAATAGATTTAGATGCTATTAAGGTAACCGGCGACCATGTGTTCAGCTGGTGTGGTAATGTTCATGTAAATGGCCTACGCTATGGCAACGGCGGCCTTAAAATGTGGACACCCAAGTTTGTTAATGCTATGAAAACTCACGAAAATTCAGACGCCACTGATACTAAAGGTCTAGTTGAGTTTTGCTTTGATGACAAGTACTATCAGTTCAACGACAACTACAGCACTAGCTTTACCAATGCCAGTTCTTTCCAAGCATGGAGAGCAGGATTCCGTGAAGGTGTGAAAATGTCATTGGATCAAGGAGCCAAGGTACCAGATCTCAAATCCATTTGGTGGCAAAATTATCATCGTTTGTTAGTTTGGTGTAATATCGGTGCTGATGTTGAAAACGGATTGTGGAGTATACATGGTGCTAGAGAAGGCGCATATCTCACCAATTGTACAGATTGGGATTATACCAATGTGCGAGATTTTGAATGGCTCACAACGGAGTGGGAAGAAAAGTACAGCAAAATCACAGACGCAATGTTACCATACGAAATCATGGGATTAGGTGAAACATTAAAGCATGAATGCGGTTTGGAAATCACAGACGTGGATGCAACTGGCAGCAAATTTTTTAAAACTGTTTTTAACAACAGTCCTCGAATAATTAGGAAACGATAATGTATGATATTGCTTTTATCAGTTATAACGAACTTCAAAGTACCAGCAAATACATTGAACTTATAACATCTTTTCCTTATCATAGAGTGATACGGATAAACGGTGTTAAAGGAATTCATCAGGCACATATAGAAGCTGCTAAACTTGTAAACACAACAATGTTCTATGTTGTTGACGCTGACGCAAAATTATTACCCAGCTTTAAATTTGATATTAAATTAGATCCTAGCGAGGAAGATATTGTGCATGTGTGGCGTAGCATTAATCCTGTTA